GTCTCTAATTCGTAGGGTCTTTCGTTTGCAAGAGCAAATCGTGATATATCTGTTTTGTCGATAACTCTTTATTCGGAATCAGTCAACTATGTCGTGCCAAATTCTAAAACACGCAAATATATTATATCTTCCAATAAAGTACTAACTTATTCTGTTTTGATTCCTTAATAAATGGCTTATGCATGCAAATAGGGATTTTGTCCTATCTGTTAATTCTTACCTGTATAGAATTGTTTTTCATAAAGCAATTTTCTCATATCTCTACAATAATTCAAATTAGATAAACTATTATCAGGTGAATAAAACCATTTAGAACAAAATTCTATATCAGATAAATCCCCAATCTTAAAAGACTTTGCTTTAATACACTAACCTAAACCAGTGGGATAGTCATCATTCTTTTATGTTGTCGTATGCTTCTTGATAGCGCATAATATCTATAAGTGTAATTAATGAGTATCTTCAACAAACAAAGTAAAATCATCTCCCTAAGCCATAGGAAAAAACCTATCATCATTCCATGGACATGATGAAATATCCTCTATTATCATGTAAGTATAAAAATATAGCAAATTACGTAAAGTATTCCCAAAAGTAGTAGACAAGTCTTTACCTGATTATGTAGTGCCCACCATCTCAATGAAACTATAATCATGCCATGGCTTTCCTCTAGAGTTCATATATAATCGTGGCCAATCACGCTTAAATAAAGACGTTACATGTGCTGGCCATTCTGGAGCATTTAACAAAGGTATATGCATAAAACAGAAATTTGATTAATCATCCCACGAATCAATGATATTATCCCATAAATTATCCCATGTATTATTACCAAGAAGCTTTGCATTATGCTAATTTAAAACAGCTTTTTCAAAAAACGGCTTCATTTTCTAAACAAATTTGATTTCTGCTTCTCTCTACAACTTTTTCTTTTGCGTTGAATCCCATGCTGATCCATCGTAACATAATATCTTCCATATGATATCTTTTCTCTATTAACCACGCATTTCATTCATACGTTATAACAATGTTTTATGATTAGTACCATGTATGAAAGATTTTTCCAAAGTTTTCATAATAAAGATTGCTATTTATTAGAGTCCAACAGTAATGCCTATGGTTTTCTAAGTTACTGAACTAA